ACCCAAAGTAATCCGCAGTGGCGGCATCAGGCTCAAAGCCGTACTTGTTTATCGCCTCCCTTACTTTTGCTTCTGGCACCCTGCGAACTGATACAGGTATAATTGAATGTCGGCAGTTATATCCGCCTGCATAGGAATAGATGGTAGATGAGTTGGTGCCTGGTATTCGACCAGCCCAATCCCCTGCCGTTTGTGGCCAACTCTCAATCTCCTTATAATAAAAATACTCGTTATGCCGTGCAGCACAGAACGGCCTTGTAGTTTCTATCTCACTTCCTGAATAAAAAAACCACTCCGCTTCAAGCTCCTCGCTGACTGCCGATGTATAGTTCCTATCGGCTATGGCGAAGGTATCATGTGCAATCTGCTTGTTATATTGTAGGAGCTTCCCATCCACCTCCTCATCGCCTGTGACAATGGTCTGAAGCTGTCTGACTGTCTCGGTGAAACCAGCATTGGAACTGATTGCTGTCTCGATATTCTCACGAACCACATCAGCGAACCGCTGGTTACCGATGGCATTCACCATCAAATCGACTGCATTGGCTTGGGTTAATCTAAATAAAGCTTGGGCATTGGCAGCTGGCTTAAACCCATCAAATGCCTTGGCGAAAAGCTCATTGCTTACATTCACCTGCTCATTCATGCCAGCAGCATAGGTACGGACCGCTGAGATATATTCCGAGTCCGCAAGTATCTGCTGTACTAGTTCCTTGACATTGGCAGCCAAGGCAAGGTTGGAACTATTAAGGATTATGTTGCCCGATGCGTCAACAGCAAGCTGCCTAAGTATCTCAACGATCTGAGGAAATAAACGCTTCTGCGCTTTCTCGACCTCGGTCAAGTAGATATCAGGCACGGTGGTGAGCCGCCTGGTCTTTTCGGCTATAAGCTCACTCAGGGTTGCCATTAAACTCCAGCTATGATGTTACCTACTAAGGATTGCGCATTGAAAGGAGTAGCGGTAGTCAAGGCAATCGCTCCAGCTACTTCCTTGGCTTTGTTTATAAGGGCTTGTTTCTGCAATTCAAAATCCAACTCAAAGAAGTTAGGGTCAGCCATAGTTAACTCGTTAACAAAGTTGATGGCCGAGTCATGCAGAACCACCTCCCACTTATCTACCAATCCCTTGGCAAGCTTTAGATTAATCTCATCCAATGTCATGGTAAGCAGTCGGTCGGTCTGACTAATTAGATTAAAGACCTTCTGACCTTGGACATCGGGATAATACAAAGTCTGAAGATACTTATAGATAATGGATTGAATTACAAATGGTGGCTGCTTGGCCATAATCGCCTCATTGATCTGAGCCAAGTAATCAGACTCCAGATAGAAGTCATAGTTCACAGGTCGCTTGATTACTGGCTTGCGGTAGTTATCGCCATAACGCATCATGCCTATCATATCAATGCACCATTCGTACATATCAAATAGCTGCATACAGTTCTGCTTGATACCAGCGATCAAAGCCTTCTGGTCCGATGCCGCCTCGGTAGCTGTGATTCCTTCGCCTCCTTGTACCTTATTATTGGTTTTCTTTAGGTGAAGAATCTCATAAGCTTGGTTCATGTTATGAGCCACCTCCTCACGCAAGAATCGAGGCGTTTCAGTCGATGGGGCTGCATAAAAGATAGCCGAGTCAGGACTTATGTTATCGCCTGCCTGAGTTGATGTTTGTGGCTTGATTAGCAATGTTCCGTAAGGACTGACCCTATCCTTGAGACCTGATCCGTTACATTCTGGACAGATGGACTTATGGCCGCTCATCTGATAGTGATAACCGCCATCACAGGTCAGCATCTCACCATCCACCCTTATCTGATGCTGGCAAGGGTCACCAATCATCACCCGGTAAGGATAGGTGCAGGTAGGCTTGATGCCACGGAGCAAAGCTGAATCCAACAGCACCTCATCCAACACATCACAGGCATATAGGAACGGCGACTGTTGCATCATGGTCTCATCGATCTGGATGGCTATTCCATCCACTCGCTTTACAGGCACTTCACCTATTGCGTGGTTGAACCACTCAACAATCTCGAATCGGTAATCCACTTTTTTGCCTACTTGAATGGCTTTGTAAATCCATTCATCATCAAAAATGTAGTAAACCAATCCCTCATAAACTTCCTTGTTATTATACTCAACTTTGGACATTTCTTCGCTTTCAATGATGGCGAACTCCTCATCATAAGCGATTACCCTGGTGGTATGATAGAACTTGGTAAATGGTTCAATCAGTTCATCAGGATCGATTACCTCCTCACCTTCTATCTCTGTGGTTGGTATCTCGTAAGGCAATACCGCAACCACTCCCATTGCATCCATTAGCTTCAATGGGGGCAGGAAGGTGAAAACAAAGTTGTCCAAGCTTCCAAACTCTGGATAGTCTTGGTTGATGTATTCAGCCAAGGTAGTGTTAGTGTTCACATACTGATCGGCATCAGGTAGGAACTCGATGGACCAGTTGTTTTCGTGATAAGCACGGCCGTAAGTATCGACCATGTCCTTGAACACTTGGATAGTTGTTTGCTTGAAGTTGGCACGAACATATTCCGCCTCTTTGGGGGTCTGGTTCGGTGCTTGCTTGGCAAATAGCAGTTCTGGAAATACTCCTTTCTGAGCGTGAGTCCGTATCTGTTGAAGCCATTCAACCGATAAGGTATAGCCAGGATAATAATGAGGCAGGTAGTTGCTGCTTTCATTAGTATTGAACAAGGTAATTCCTTTGGCCTTGTTTCCTTTGTTTTTAATCGATACGATCTGGTCAACCAGATACGAAATCTGCTCAGGGGTTAGCATTAGTTCTTTGGTTTAATGGGTGGCTTTGGCCGTGTGCGTGGCTTTGCGCCTCCGCATGATGAGCATCCTTTCATGTTAGTGTAGTTATAAATGAGTTTCTAATGTCAACTGTTGTCCCACTGCCTAACAGGTATTTTGCCGATATCGGATAACTAAATCTCCTTTTCTGCAAAGCTCTCCAATTATGTATCACTGGCCTGTAACCTTTGTAATATTTGCTCTTGAATTCAACGTCTTTCTCAAAGTAATACGAGTAATGGATATACTTCTGCGGTAGTTCCCTTATTTCCTTCTGCCCCTCCATGATTGGTGGTTCATGCGTCTTGAACTTCTGACCTTCCCACCACCATAACCTTGTACTCAAACCATCGCCCCAAGCACCTTTACCTACAAGCTGTTTTCCATTAACATCCTTACAAAGATAGTGGTAAAATTGGAAAGCTCCAGCTATTGTCAAGTCCTTTTCAAGCATTTGTTCAGCCCCTTCCAAGTCCTCCAAAGTCCAATGCTCATCCGCATCTATCTGCCAAAGCCATCCAGGCTCTGATCCTTGCAGCATCTCAATGCCTTTATTGACCTGCACATCCTTGCTGGCATAACCAACCCCACTGCTATAAAACAAGACCTTTGTCGGATTCTGACTTGCCAATTCTTGACAAGTTTCGATGGTGCCATCGGTTGACTGATGAGGCGGTCTGATGCTGGTACACCAAGCCGTTGACCCACCATTGCGACTGAAACCCTCAACTATAACCCACTTATCAAACATTGACAGCATCTTGTCGCTGAAATCATTATGCAACAAGTGATGCTTGGCATTATAAACTATGGTCAGTGCGTACCTCATGCAACCCAATAGATTCTACTTCCAAAACCCTGCTCTGTACTGAATACAAGCTCCTGTCCACTTTCTTCCAATATCTGAACAGTATGGTAATGCTTGACATGATTGGTATCATCCAAGGCAAGGTAGAATCCAGGTTCAACCCGATCCATCAAATACTTGAACTCCTGCAATCCCATATGACCAGCACTATCCAAGATGACCAGATCTGGTCGGTTGTTCAGTTTCTGAAGCACAAAGCCAAGCATCCCATCCGGTACCTTGAAACTCACTTCTTGCTTATAAAGTAACTCTCTATTATGATCGAGGTGATCAATAACAATGTGATCAGGCACATCGAAAGTAGCACTAACGGGAAGATCAGAACGGTTAACAGATAGGCCAAGAATGAAGTTGATAATCGTACTGCGGTGCTTTTTTCTCGCAATCTCGTAAAAGCGTGGATTGACCTCGATAGAATAGACTTGCTCATCTCCCACCAAAGCATCAGCGATGGCTTGAGTAGTACCCTCACCAAGGTAGCAACCTGTTTCAATGATGTTCTCAAGCTTCTTAGTGCGGATGAGATTTGTGATGGCATCTTTGAAGTCATTATGTGCGCCCATGCCATTAGGCATCAGCTCTTGTGCTATCTGCATTTCATTATCTTTTTCATGTTCTCATAAGTCTCATTGACCTGCATGGAATCTCCATTGATAAACATGATGAATGTCACCTCGTCACCTGCCTCGTTGTGTGACTTATGGAAGCTGTATATATTGTCAATCGATACCATCGCTTTTGAGCGACTGCGTTCAGTTATGCCCATCTCATCAAGCTTCTTATCAAACAGCTCAATCTCAAACTCGTGCCATATCATATCGCTTCCAGTTTTTTGTTAGTATGGTTCGGTCCCCTTTAAAAGGAACCTTGTCTGTAAGATAGTAATGAAGATCGGCATCTGTATCGATTGCATCGACAAAATTAGCCAAGCTGGAATCGATACAATGTATTGAGGCAGCACCTTCTAGGACTTTACGCCAGTCGAAAATCGTATAGTCTTTGACTTTTTCAAACCTGCATATAATCCCTGGAATGTCCATAATGGCAGCAGTGCCATAATCACTAGAGTTATGACTGACGTGGTAAGTATCATTAGGACAAAGTCCCAAATCAGCAATAAGGTTAGACTCAGCTTGTTCATTTCTTTGGTAGTTTAAGTTTCTCAGTTCGCTCAAAGGTACTCCAGCTATTTCATATTTCAATGTGACAAAGCTGTCAATCATTCTCCTTTTACGCATCCAGACTCCATGATGCTGGCTTCTTTGGTTGATACCAAATGCCAGGTCTATGGTCTTATCATATCGGCCATTCACAGTCTCAACCGGAGTTACATAATCCACATAGCTGAACAGCTCATGGTATTGCTTGGGGCATTGCCAATAAACCTCAAAGCCCCTATCCGCATACCACTTGGCAATCGGTAATACACATATAATATCGCCGACCTTACCCGGCTGAATGATCAGGCAGGTCTTATTACGCATCAAATCAGCCGTTATGCAAGGCAGTGGCATGGTTGGTCCAGCCAATCGGTTGCGCTCGGTATAAGTCCTCTTATTGCTTAAATGAATATGATAGGTCTTGATGTCCTTGCTTGGATTGACTGGCTTGAGTCCTGCCTGTGCTATTTCATAAGCCAAGCGGTTATCACAAGCAGGCAGACCCATTGTGAAATCCACGTTCTGCAAGGTCTTAGGTTTGCCCTTCCATATCCATGTGTCTTGTGTCCATTCGTAATCGAATAGCTTGGCCAATCCGCTGCTCATCAAATCATAACGGCTTAGACATAATACCTTGCCATCCATCTGGAGAGATTTGATTTCCTCGATTTCAGATGTTAGGTAGATATCGGAGTTGGCTAATATATAGTAATCGGCCTCAACCGCTTGCATCTCCTTGATGAACTGGGCATAGGTCGGGCGGTCGTAACCAGGCAGGTTGACTACTTTGTCATTATCCCAAGGATGCCCAAGGTTATAAATAATATCTATGCTTGGACAAGCGATATTAAGCTCCATTACCTTGCGAAGTTCCCTCTGCCGTTCAGCATTTGGCTGCTCAAAGTAGCTTGTGAACAAAGCCACCTTACCAGGTCGCTTGTCATATTTTATTGAGTCTGGCTTGATGATACGACTCGGAGCAAGCACCTTGGTCCTTGGTGAGGTCTGATTGGCTATTTTATCAGACTTTAGTAGATGGCCTTTGAATGCATGCCTGAATCCTCGGCTCGCTTGAATCTTGCCAAGCATGTTATCATAATAATCCCAATACATCGGCTTGATGTTGGAGCGATTACCGAACAAACTTAGCAAGGTATAAGACTGCGCCACCTGGTGAGGTCTTAGCGCAGCGGTGTTCCCGAAGTACATGGCATGGTCCCCGATATGATGCCACTCGCCCATCTTAGCCAAGGCCACATTAAGATAAAGCTCATCAGGCTGACCTCCTCCCCACTTGTTGCGTAACCGTTCCAATGGTATTGGATTGTCAAAGCTCTCTTGGAATAGACGATACATATGTGCGGTCTTATCGCACCGTCTTATGTATTGGATCGAACTTTGGGTGGCTGGGAATCGTGTAGTATGGTCAAAGCCATAATGATCCCAAATATCCGTGCGGTAAGCCCACCACATTTGAGGTAGGATATTGGGCGAGGTGATATCGTACACCTCATTGATGAATGTAGAATAGTAAGCATCTGACTCTATAAGCTTATCAAAAAGAGGCTCAATCGGCTGGAGGCATAATGCATCGACATCCAGGAAAAGCGTATGGTCAAAAGGCATGACATCGTAAATGCCTGCCTTGTATCTACCGGGGTCTGAAGGATCGCCACTGAGGAACTCGATGTTGTCAAATACCGAGCGGTCAGTGACTTCCTTCAGAACATGGTCGGTAGCGATCAGGTGGATAGCTATGCCAGGGCTGTGATGCTTGATAGAGGTCGCAAGGTTGTAGGCCATGAATCCATAGCCTCGCTTTCCCCACGCCATCAGCAGTATGCCTCTGGTCATAGGTCCTTGCTATTATGCGCTGAATACGCCTGTTGGAGTAGGGATCAACGAGATGTTGCCCTTGTAAGTAAAGGTCAGCTCAAAGCGTGCAGGCTCTTCATCGGTATCAACGATGACAGCACCGCCAGTGAAGCTGATCTCACCATCCAAGTAAACAGACTCATCATCAAAACCAGTCTTTGGGCAAAGACGAGCGATGGCACCAGCAACAGTGTAACCGCTGGCCAAAGTAGTCCAGAAGTCAAAGTTGGTAGTGTTCCATGAGTAGTCGATAATGTTACCGCTATAAGTAATGTAAAGCGTCTGAGGCAGACCGCAAGCGGTTGTCTTTGGTGACAAGGTGGCTTCACCCTGACCAATACCCATACGAATCTGCTGTACCAGCTTGGCATCGCCAGCAGCGATAAGGGCGTTTACTTCAGTACCATCGGAAGGATCAGTTAGGTCGTTTCCGCAAAGGATGAGGACTACTTCGGATATACCGGAAGGGCGTGGACCTTTACAGGTCAACGTGGCTACTTCGTGATCGCCAAGAGCCTCGCAGTTGTAATTCAAACAAGTTGCCATGAGAGCAAATGATTTTTTGAGTTTAGATTGAGTTCTTGGGGTTACTTAATGCCTCACCCTATTTGGCACCATATTGCAAATATAATCAATTAAATGTGCCTATTGAATACCTGTCCTTTTTCTTTTACCCTTACTTGGAAGCTTGCAACGGCCAAGGTATAGGCACCCTCACCATTCCATTCCGGTGCATACTCCTCAGCGCTGGAACTGTACTCAGTTGTGGTTCCTTCCGTATCACCCATTTCCAAATGATCACAAACAAGTATGGCAGCCATCGTATCGTGAAATGTCTCTGAAGCGAAATCCGTTGTAACCTGCCAATACTTCTGAAGCTCACCATAAACATAGCGATCATTACCCCTGCCTGTCTTCATTATTTGACTTATACTTGGATAATTAGGATTTAGGCTTCTGATTTCTGCTCGATGCATTAGCTTAAAACCAGTATTCTCAAAATCAAATCCAAGTGCATTTTGATCACAATAGCCTATAATCATCTTGGTCCTAGGTATATCGGAAGATGAATAATTAATGCACTCACTGGTAAATGTAGCCTCAAATGGCTCTATCTTTTTAACTGATATATTGTCGACTGTTATATCGCCAACCACATAATTGATCTGTGTATAATCGACTGATGTTTTTGTAAAATTGGCAACACCTACAACATTACCACCACTTAAAGCATAACTCTGTGTAAAGCTATAAACACCAGCAGCTGATTCATAAGTTGTTTGTGGTAAGGCATTTTGCAAATAAAATCTTACTGAAATATTTGGGTCACTGCTACTCATTATTTCCCATTCAGTTTGATAGTTTCCTGGAGTAAATAATGGCTGGGCTGCATTGGTAATTATTGGGAATGCACTATGAGCAGAAGTTTGAACTACGGCAACATTATCTATCTCGCCATCAAATGTGCTAGAAGGTGTAAATACGATATCAACCGAGCCAGCTTGCCTAGGTACATACACCTGAATGAAAGTGTCATTGCCCTTCCAAGTATAAGTAGTGCCATTGACCGCAGTTCCAAGCTTAAGATTTATTGTTCCAGCTGTCCAGTTAGTTACAGTAAATCCAACATAATAACTATAATTTACATTCAAAGGAGGCGTAGGAAGCGTCATGGTTTGGAACAGGGTTCCTGTGTTGCCTGGGGTATGAACAGCTTTGCCTCCAGCAATAGACCATCCTGTATTGATAGTCCAAGCGGCACCACTTGAAAAGTCACCATTTGTCACATAATCAGTAAAGCCTTGAGTGAATGGGCTGAACTTAAACTGTAATTGATTGCCAAGTACAGAGTATTGAGCAGGACCGTTATTCCTTGACCAATTAGTGTAGCCCAAGGCAAAGTCAGGATTATAAACCAAATTATCAGAAGTTACTACGCAATAATCATAAATCTTCAAAGTATAGCAATCATCAGGCAGCTCATAATCATTGATGTTCAAATCAACTGTAACAAACTCATTGTAATAATTTAAAGCATTAGATACATTATATGCAACCCCACTTGAATTTATAAGCTCCAAAGTATAATCATTCTTTAGCGCATAAACCTTTGGATCACTTATGCAAACAGTGTCACTTTGATCAAATGGAACATTTATTGTCAATACACCATTAACAGAAGGAGTAACATAAAAGGTATTTAAACCATTGGACAAATTGACCGCAATATCGGATATATTCATACTAATCGATGAGATAAGATTCTCCACAAATATCTCAACCTTGTAATATGTTCCGCCATTAATGTAATTAGCGACAATCTCATCAAGCTGAAGCGTTCCTCCATCTCTCCAACATGCTTTATTATTCATCAAAAACCAAGAACAATTTGGATCCCATTTGCTCCAAGTCAAGGGTACTGCACTCACTTCATTAACATAGCCATCAAATGTAGATGATGGCTCAATGGCAATTTGATCAGTTACTCCATCCAAGTAAAAAGCATCAAATGTATGCACATCGGTAGTATCAAACCAATCTGAATAAACTGCATTTACTCCAGTACCAAGCACAATCCTAACCTCACCTGCCGTGCGAGTAATGTCCAAATCTATTCGGTAGAACTGGCATTGTGTAAATCCACTACCTACCTGACTTAAAGTTCCGGTGAATGTAGTAGTATGCTGAACCTTATCACCAGCAACCCATGCCCAACCTCCAGCAAGGGTCCACCCTGCTGCACTACCGATAAAATCACCATTTACAATTATATCAGCACCAGCAGTGTAATCATCAAATTCAGGATCAAACACCTCATTATCATTACATGGTGTCTGATAAAACTGGCTTAAAATCCTATCACCAATCTGAACAGGCCAGCAGTATTGCTCAGAACCGCATTGATAACGGTTAGGGCTATCAGGATCGGGAAAGTATGGTTGGAATTTATTTCGGAGTAGCGGCATTATTCGTGATTAATTTAACTGTTGTCATTCCTGTCCAATCGTTACGCTTCATATTATCCAGCCAGCCATAACGCTCGACATTATCTTTTTCAAATTTATATAATCCTGTTGGATTGTTCTTTATCAATTCAAAATCAGTCACATCAATATGATACTCGAATTCATATGATTTGGAGCGATAAAGCTTGGGATCTGATGAGCCAAAAGTCAATATACCGTCAGGCATTCCATTGCACTCGAAAAAGCTATCACCCCTTGCAAAACATTGTCCATATGGTAAAGGAAATCCGCAGTTATTAAATGATAATGCAAGTACCCATCCATTATTAATTAAAGCTGATAAATCAGGGTTAGGCCAAGCAACATTACTACCTACTGAATTTTGAATATTATAAACAAAAATACCAGATCTAATAACTAACGAAACAACTACTGCATTACCAGCAACTAAGTTTGAGACTAGATTATTAGAAATTGAATAAACACCATTACCAGCAAATGTTACTTGACTTTGTGTTTGATATAATAAACTACCAAATAAATTGGTATCATATACTTTGATATATAAAGTAGCTACAAATTGTTGTTTAGCTTTACCAGCAGTATAAAGTCCATTAGGTATATTTGGCGACAGCGAATTAATTACATTTATAGTTACACAGTTATCAATTTCATCACAATTACTTATTCTAATTCCCATATCAGCAGTAAAAGAATAGTTGCCATCAACAGGAGCCACATAAACACCACTAACATTATTATAGTTGCCAGAACCATCATAATTTGGACCTGAATTTTCATCAACAAATATCACAGGTTCATTATTAAATCCTGTTAGTGTATTTGAAAAAACAGCTGAGGCAGGATCTATGCTACCAACTAATTGCTCTGCCCCTAGTTCTGCCCTAAAACCATAAGTACCTGATGCTAGTGTATTAGTTGTTGAAGCTTGATAATTACTGTTCTGAGTAATTAATTTACTTGGATTGCTTAAGCCTTTATTGTAAAAACAAGTACCAATAGTTGGTCCAGCTCCTACCCATGATCCATATTGAACAGCCCTCCAATTCCCCAAATAATTTTCACATTCAACCATAAAGATATCATCAAGGTTTTCAGTAACTGCACCATATAATTGGTCAGATATCATATTACTGGTGATGATGTAATCGTTGACCAAATCCAATTCATTATCAAAATTACATTGACCAAGAGGGACATAGACCTCCTCCTTAAAACCAAGATAACTTATAGATTCAGGAAATGTATAATTAACATTACTACCATCAGCAAGCTTTTTACTTCCTACTTTAATAGTTGCATAAATGTTATCAGTGTTTACAGTTGCATTTAGCTCCTTAATATCTGTAAATTCAAAGAAGTTATTACCTCCATAAATCAAATCCAGATCCTCAATCACAAGAATGGGATTATCTAGATTGCTTCGATCAATATAATAACCCACGTTGCGAACTTTCTGCAACTCTTTTATTAAATCTTCAAAGCTTGTTATCAATTCACTATCCTCACCTGAATTAGCCAGGGTCATTGCATATCCAGTAAACAAAAACAATACAGGCTCCTGCTGTAAAGACCACGAATAGAAGCTTATCTTATTATCACTCAAAGCCCTTACAATAAAATCAAAAGCATCATTAATATTAACACCTTTTTTTAATTGCAGTGAATTGTAAAGACATGTAACAGGATTGAAAAAATTCACATCCGTCTGAACAGCTGGAGTAATCTGAACTCCGTTCTTTGATGTTGGACTTACAAAGTTATATTCAATAGATTGATTATTACTCAAATATGCATAGAAGCTATTATCTTGAACTTTGGTAGA